TTTCGGCCCGCTTGCTTCAGGCTAACCGCCTGGGGCTTGTTTCTAACGCAGTGTTACAGGACTTTATCTACCTGGGCACTATCTCTACTTAGGAGACTAACAATGACTACCTCACCAAAAGGGCTAACGACGTTTTACCGCACAGATAATGGAACAGGTGGCGGTGCAATTAATCGCACCGATTACACTTGGACCGAGTTTCTTAACGGGACGAAGTTACCCTCTTGGCGTAGCAAGGTCAAGTTAGGTCAAAACGCCACAACTGCTTACACCGCTGAGAAACGTGATCTCATCATCGAAGATGGTAGTATTTCGTTATCATACAGAAATACTACCACAAATCCCTTCGGTGCTGTGGTCACAAAGTCTATCAGTGGTGACATCAGGGCATATAATATGCCGTGGAGTTTTGATCCCCCTACAAGTAGTAGTGCTACTGCAGATAGACACGCATTGCGAAACTTCTATCGGCGCATAGCCGAGGTTGAAAAGGCTTTTAACGGCCTAACCTTCCTTGGCGAGCTTCGTGAGACAATCGCAATGGTCAGGAACCCGCTGAAAACTTTGAGAACCGGTGTCGATGACTATTTGTCCTCTCTATCTAAGCGACGGAGAGGAGTTAGATCCGACTCGAAGTTACAAAGTATTTTGGCGGATACGTGGCTGGAGTATTCGTTTGGTTGGTCTCCCTTGTTGTCCGACCTTAAAGACGGGCTGCAAGCCTGTCTCAGGTTGAACGATGAAAGATTTGACCATCGAATTTCAGCTGTTGGTAAGGATGAGGTGCAGATTTCTAGCTCTCACGACCTTTATAATGCATTTCAAGGAATATGGGTGCGCGATCGAAGGATCGTCACCGATATCCACGAGGTGCGTTATTTTGGTATGGTAAGAGGTCAGATTTATACATCTCAGGTGGATAAAGCGCTAGCTCTCTCTGGTTTTAACCTTAAAGAGTTCGTGCCAACTGCTTGGGAACTGATCCCTTACTCCTTTCTCGTGGATTACTTCTCGAATATTGGGGAGATTCTCGAGGCCTCGGTCGTTAATTTGAGCAACCTTGCGTATTATGGTCGAACGATCAGGTCCCGTAGGAAGCAAGCTTTCTACGGTGTTCCGGATTTCGACAAGAATAATACGTATTGGGAGTTCGAACAAGACCTTGTGACCGTTACTGGCAGCGTGGGTAAATTAATTGCAACCTATAGCAAGGTTAGTAGGGATATCCCAAGTTTGGGTATTCCGTCCTTACAGATAGAGCTACCAAAGTTCGGCACGAAATGGCTGAACCTTGCAGCTCTTGCTGCCTCGCATAATAGGTCTGTCCCGTACTACCGATAGGTAGTCTAAACCCGTTGTACCATTAGGCCTAATAGGCTGGAGGTATCATGAGCTTTACCCTTACTTCTCCCGTCACTGGCGGGGCCCAAACTGGTTTTACCAGTCCGACGTACACCATTGTTTCAGATACTGCGCCTGACAATAATGGCAAGCAAGTGGCCGTAAGTGCTATAGGAGGTACTCAAAGTGGTGTTACTATTCACTCTGTTGCATCTCCTTTTACGATCACTTTCGCTCGCCCTAAGTCATTCAAGGTTCTTGCTGCTCCGAACCCTGTTAATGGGCGCTTATCTAACGTACCACGTAACGTGTATAAGTGTATCACTCGCAAGGGTGTTACACCGTTGGTTGACCAACCGGCGACCACGATGATCGTTACAACGACCATCGAGGTTCCTGCTGGCGCCGATACATATGACGCGGCTAACGTTAAGGCTGCCTTAGCGGCTCATATCGGGGCTCTGTACCAGCAATCTGCTGGTATTGGGGACACGACATTATCCGGCGTGCTCTGATTTTATCAGGCATTTATAAGGTAACCTTCTATGGGAGTACGACACGATGGGCCCTTGTCCTCATGCTCTTTACACTCACCTTGTTAACGACCTATCTGGGGTGTTGAGTAGTTGGGATTATTTCGACCTTTTTAAGGAAGACTTAACCCCTCAACCCGACGCCTCACCTAGCGTAGCCGCAGCTTTGGCGCTTCTCTCTAGTATAAACAAGAAATTTGCTTATATGAAAAGCGATACCGCCGACGATGTAGCTTTGATGAAGTTTCTAGAGTCGAATAGGCTCTGTAAAGACTTCTATATTGACGATAGTACCCTTTCTGAGCGTGATTCAATCATGCTCGGTGAGTTCCATAAGGAAGTCTATGACTTCTTTTCCGGAAATTACGATTACCGCATCCTCAACTTTCGTGAGATTGTTAAGGGATGCGCTGTTGGTCCTGGTGCGTCTGTTGGTGCAGAAGGCGATGACTTTTACCATAAGTTTGGTTTAAGTCGTCTTACTTATACTTCATCGGCCGTTCTGTCCTCTTACGAGGTCTACTGTGCTAACTTCCCCCTATGGAAAGAGGCAGACGAATGTCGCCTCAATCATGTCGGTGGGAACCGTGCAGTACAAGGAAGCAGTCTCTCTTTTGTCCCCAAAACCAACGCGGTTTCAAGGACTATATGTACGGAGCCCCTTCTGAATATGTTCTTTCAGAAGGGAATAGGCTACGTTTTAGAGAAAAGGCTTAAAGGTAGGTATGCAATTGACCTATCTGTACAGCCCCAATTTAACTCGGAGCTGGCCCGGCTTGGTTCAATGTCAGGAAGATTTGCTACAATAGATCTTTCTTCGGCATCGGACTCTATAGCTTTGGGTATGTGTAAGCGTTTTATCCCCAGTGATGCTATGCATTTCCTGGAGGTTTTTCGCTCACCGTCTACCTCCCTACCGGGTGGTAGCATTATCCCTCTGCATATGGTGTCGTCGATGGGAAATGCTTTTACTTTCCCACTTCAGACGATGCTCTTTACAGCTATGGTGCACGCAGTGTATCGTACTTATGATATAAGTCCGGTATATAATCGAGATGGCTTGGCTGGGAACTTTGCAGTGTTTGGCGACGATATTATAGTTCTTACAGAGATGTACGAACCATTAAGTCGTCTACTTTCGCTGCTAGGTTTTCGCCTCAATCCATCAAAGTGCTTCGTGGTTGGGCCCTTCCGCGAGTCTTGTGGTAAAGACTTTTGGTCTGGTGTCAACATCCGAGGCGTATATTGCCGACGATTAGATACACTACAAGATAAATACTCACTCATCAACCGTCTGCTTGTTTGGGCTTCCAATCACGCGATACCGTTATATTCTTCAGTGTCGTATCTTCTTGGGTTTTGTGACCTAGTTTTAAAGGTCCCTCCTTGGGAGAACGATAATGCAGGTATAAAAGTACCGTTATGCTTGGTTACCAGGCGACGCCGTGACAAGAACTTATCATTCTTGTACCAGCGCTTCCTTCCGCGAGTCCGTAAGGACTCTTTGGTCAATCTTGCAGACAAGCCTTTGCGTCACCGCCGCAGGAGATCTGGGTTTAGGCCCGAAAATCCTCCGGCAGTGTTGCTCTCGGCTTTAGGTGGGTATTTAAGGGATGGCTGTATCACTTATCGACTAGGTGATACAGTCAGGTACCGAACGCAGGTAGCAGTAGCCCCAGGTTGGGACTATATGAACCTGTCTCAGTCGAGTTTCTCGGCTGAGGGTTGGCGTAGATGGCTTGCTGTCTACGCCAGCTCACACTTAGTAACTGTGAGCTAACCCCGAGC